CACATAGCGTCTTGTGTTACACATCAGCTTGCCGAACAAGATTGCTTGGGCTTCTGTGGTGACGTAACCCGAGGCGTCAAATGACTGCAGCACTGCATTGGCAGCGTTGGTGTCACTGCGCTGGACGGTGATCGAACGGTTAACGGCAAATGTACCAGTGGGGTCAAGAGCCCTGTAAATCACCGTGGCGATGATGTCTTGGACGTTGGCGTCGTAGTCAAGAAATTCCTCTTTGTAGCTGTCTTCAAGGATGTTGCCTTGATTGAACAAAGCGCTTACTTGGATTTGGCGCCGGATAGCACCAGTGTTGGGGTCGTACGGGACGCTTGGTATTAGTGTCTCGCGGCCGCCGATGCGGGCAAATTCCAGCAGGCTGAACGGTGCGTTAGTTGCCCAGAAGTTGCGCCAGTTCTGGCGATCAGCCACAAGACAGTCCATGTACAGACCGTTGTACTGGCAGAAGCGCTTGCTGATTGCTAGCTGGCGAATGTCGATGCCGTTGATCTTGGCGTAGTTGCCGATGCCGTCTTGCGTGTCGAGAACGGTATCTAAGAAAATGTCAGGTGCAAAGCTGGTCGGGCCGTCTGGGTTGGATGGGTAGTAACGGTAGGCTGCGCTGCCCCATGCGTTGCTGTTTTCGTCGTTGCCTGATGTGCGGATACGGCGCACCGGTTTACCGCCTGTGACGAAAGCGGAGAACGAACGCATGTCCTGCAGGCTTTTGCCGCTGAATACGTTGAAGCCGATTAGCGATAGGTTGGAATACAACGCAGATGCAAAGTTTTGCGTCAGTTGTTCACTGACAGCAGTGATGGCCATCTCGGGACCACGCTCAAACGAGGTCTGTAGTTGCGTGTCAGCATCGAGGCTAAAAAGGTCCCACTCGTTGGTGCCGTTGGGGGAGTCGTTCAATGGCGGCATACCATTGCTTAAACTCTCTTGCGTAAAGCCGGTGAAGTAAACTTCACGGCCATTGCCGATGTCTATTTTTGTGGCATCGCCTGAGTTTTGCAGGTAGAAGTACCTCACTCGGCCGTTGGACTGACGCAAAAAGCCACGCTTGGCGATTTCGGCTAGTGGATCAATAATTGGTTCCAAGCGGAATTGCCAGTTCTGCGGAACACCGCCACCGTTGAACTTGAGGTATATGAAGTTGTCTTGTTCTGCGGCACGACGTACAACAAAAATGCCCGGCACAGCAGTGAAGCTGGTTCCAGGCACCCTGTAGCGCAGCAGGAACATGGACGAGCGCTGTTGGATGCCGTTATCGCTTACGGCATAGCCTTCACGTCTTTGACTGCCGTAGCTTTGCTGCCTGCCGGAAATGCGGCGGTAGACCTGTGCCTTTAGGGCAAGGTCAACGATATTGCACTGGGACACTGTGGTGTATGAAGCCTCCTCAATGCGGGTTATAGCTTTGAGGTAAAACTGATCATCACTGCCGGTAGTTGCTTGCCTTTGAGCTGCTAAGAACTCGTTGATTGTTCCTTTCTCGGCATCAACAATGTATCGCTTAAACGCGAAGTAACGTGCGCCGTCATCAGGGTTGAATTCTAAAGTCCATATCTCACCTGAACGCAGCAAATCTTCGGCTGTGGTAACGGTGAATCTTTGCGATTCCGGCAAACTTGACGAGGCGTCGCCTAGTGTATCCCTGCCATCTTCATTCAGTATGTAGTTAACGATATTGCGATTCATGATATAAGTTGGATCCGTCTTGTACTCAGAGCCAGTGTCGGAAACCTGCGTGGTGCCATACGCAAGTGATGGTGCGGCTCCGGCTTCAAAACAGATCAGGTCAACGAAAAAGTCGCCTTCGTCGGTTGTTGTTCCAGTGATGCGGTTGACTCGGAAACGAGCTGAGCCGAGTTTGAAGATGCCTGCATCGTCGAAGACACTGGCGAGTGCACGACGTGTATCCATCGCGCTACGCACCAAATCATCTTCAAACGTGGTGCCGGTCGGTGGATTGGCAGTTGACTTGAACTGCAGTTGCAGTGTTTGACCTATCGACAGCGGCGCTAAGGGAGTGCTCCAAGGCTGGGCAGAGACGTAAATGTCAACGTTGCGGCCGGACTTATCGCCAGCCTCGTTGCGGAGGTAGGTGAAGACATTTAGCGGTACTGGACTGTAACCACCAAAAATGCTTGAGCTGCTAGGTGAATACGCCTGACTGAATCCATCAACGCGACTGTTGACGGTACTGGTAGGTTGTATGCGGTAGGGATTGTCGTTTGCGCCGCCGTATTTAGTCGGGTCGGAATCGCCATTAGCGTTCAGTTCATTAGCCCAGCTCAGTGCGCCAGTGGCATTGTTTTTGAAATAGACCCATTTGTTCTGGGCAATCAGGTCAGTGATGACTGCCTGACCAAAAGCCAACTTAAGCGGGTCGATGCGAGTGATGGCACCACCGGCCACCAACAGCAGCATCTGTAAAAACTGATTGCTACCGTAACTGCGGACTGCGGACCACAGCAGCGAACCTGCAACACGGATGCCGCCGTTGGGGTTGCCGCTGCTGGAGCGGTCGGTGTAAACCAGCGGGACAGTGTCGCCGTACTTGCCAAGTTCTTGGACGCTGTTGAAGCCGAATCGCGGGGAAAACCGTTGCTCACGGGTTTGGCGTTCACCGCCTGCCACTGCTGAGATGGATGGAATTTCTGGGCGCGGTGTTAGTAAAACTGAGATAACCTGAAAAATAATGCCAATAACAGCAAGAACAATGCTGACCGGATCATTGCGAACATCAAAAACTGTCCCCTCTTTTGAGTCGGTATATGCCTGCTGAACAGCGAGGAAGTCGAGATACTCTTCTTTGGTAATGCCAAGGGCAGCGATGAGGTCATGCTCGTAGGGCAGCAGCTTGCGGGTCATCGCTCCATCCAAAAAAGTTGGCCGGTGCCTTCTGGCAGCTTGGCTCTTACTACATTATGAGACGGACCAATGAAAACAGTGCTGCCGTCGTCCATAACGGTGCCAAGAGCTGCGCCAATGTCTGATGGCAGCAAGATGACGGCGGCCGGTTGGGGTGTTGTCAAGCGGCTGCCGTTTTGCAAAAGCCAGCGGGCCATGCGAACTCGCGGAAAGGTATCGTCGTCGAACTCGCTGTAAACCCAGTCAAAAGCCGGTGCGTAATCCGCCAAACCAAAGCGGCGGTGGATTTCGCAGGCTAACTGAAAGCAATCGGTGAAGCCGCTGTTGTCGTCCGGTCGGTGGCCCCAGCCATAGGTCAGTCCGATTAGGTCGTTGACGTTGATCACTGCAAAACCAACTGGGAGTCAAGCGGCAGCGGACCGACAAGTTCGCGGGTGAGGATACGGTTGGGGAAATTGCTGGTGACGCTATCGATGGCTGAGCGAAAGCGGAGTTCCACCGTGGTATCACTGATGCTGCTGCCGACGCCGACGTAGTATTCGACTTGGATGTTGTTGGTGTAGCTGCCGTCAGCGGTAAGCCAAACAGTCGTCAGCTCCAGCGTGCTGAGGCGGTTGCCGTCGCCGGCTTGAAGCATGGCGACACTAATCTCTAAGTTGGGAAACAAGATCTGCAGGACGTTATTCTCGCCGTTAAGGCTGGCAATGGCACCTTCGGCACGGAAAGGAGCGAAGGAATAGTTGCGGTTTGCGTAGGTTTTGTTTTCGTTCGCAAAGTAGTTCTGAAATAAATGCCGATTGCCGCTGCTCGTGGTCAGGTCGAAGAACTGGCAGATGCGGATGTCCATCAGTCGTCGAGTAGGGGATTGCGGATTTCACCAACGAGATTGATGCGGACGTTATTGGTTCCGGGGCGGACGGTTTCTACTTCCGGTGGGCCGGCATATTCCCAGCGAAGGCCGTCGATGCTGGCGTTGGCGCGGGCGGCCAATGCGCTGGACATTCCAGCGGTGACGTTGCTGCTGAGAATAAAGCGGCGGTTAGCAGCGGTCTGACTGCGGTAATGATCCAACAGGGTTACAACTGTCGCATCTGGGATATTGCCGAATTCAAGTTCAAGCTGAGCGCCATACGGTGAATTGCCATAGGTGCGTTTGACGACAGCACCACTTAGGGCACGGTATGTCTTTTGTGGGTACACACCCGGCTTGAAGTTGCGGGCTGTTGGAACAATCTCAGGAAAGGTTGCCATCAGCGGATACCGATGCGGCTACGGGTTTGCGGGGATTGCTTAATGCGATCCAAGGTCATGGTCATGCCGCGATTGGCGCCGTCGCGGGTGGCTTGGCGGCGGGTTTCGGCCATGGCCGCCTCCAGCTGGTCTCTACTGACGTACTCTACGCCGCCGATGCTGGTTGTCTGGAAGCTCATGTTGAGCACCGGCGAACCGCTACCGGGTGCAGCGCCCATTGCGCTACGTAGGTTGTCATTGGAGACAACACTGCCACTGCTGCCAGGCACAAACAACTCAGGGCCGTGTTCACCGACGACATAAGGCGATCCGGCCGACACCGGTCCACCATTGGCGCGGAAACCAAAACCTCTAGCAAGGAACGAGAATATGCCTTGAGGATTACCCGCGCCGCCTCCTAGTGCGCCAAGCGCTTGAGCTATGCCGTACATGATGAGCATATTTCCAATTGTAGCTAGCAATCTGCGGCCAATATCTCCTAACGCATCGCCAAGTGTTTTAGTGCTATCGGTAACTGCGTCAATAGCGGAAGAAAACGCGCCAGCAACGCTGCTAGCCGTCCTGTCTAGAATTTCTTCATTTTTGCTGCTTTCATTTTTTATTTGTTCGGTGATCATCAATATCTCTTTCAGTCGATTTAGCTGCTCATCGGTAAGGTTTAATTTCGTAATCGCATCGGATTTAAGTTGTTGATCAATTTGCAATTCAGCGCGCTTTAACGGATCTTTTTGGCGTGCCAGTTCTAATTCATATTGTGCACTACTTAGCAGTTCGTCAACTGCCAGAAGGCGTTCGGTCTCAGCCTCTGCTGCTTGGTTGTATTGCGTTTGTAGTTGTGCATTTAAATCTATCACAAGATTACGTCTTTCTGCGTTCAGATCACGCAATTTTTCACTTACGTTGATGCCATTTGCTTGCAATACATCGCGCTGTGCTTCTACTTTTGCAATAGTCTCGTTAATAGCAAGAATTTCATTGGCAATAGAGCGATATTTGCCAAGGAACTCAACCATGCGCTTGGCTTGGTCGGTACCAGCTCCGCCCATGCGTTGAGCTGTTTGCAATTCATTAAATGCCTGTCGCTCTTCAAGCGTGCGCTTAATATCGCCACCAATCAATTCATCAAGCGACTTGCGGCGTGGCTTTTTCTCTTTTTCCGTACCGGGCAATAAAGCTGGTGTTGCTGGTGTCTGTTGTACTTTTGGTTTTGGAGCCGACCGTAATTCCTTAATACGATCTTGCAATTGCTTTGCTTCTTTTTGGAGCTGCTGCAATTCAAATTTCAACCCAGGCAACGCCGGTACACCACCGCCCAACACCTGACCATCAACGCCTAAAATCTGCGGTCCAGCAGCTGTGCCAATCTCGGCCTTTTCGCCAGCAGCAATTGATTGTCTTAACTCTTTTATTCTTGCGTTGATATTAAATAATCTATCATTTGCCTTTTTTAGGTCAGGGCCCGCCAACGCATTATTAATTGCATTAATTGTCAGATTAGCAAAATCAAGCACTTCCTTTAACGCTGGCTTAAGCACTTCGCCAATGCGTTTGGCGAGCATTTCAATGCCATCAGTCAAGGTGCTAAATTTACCAGCAAGCGTATTACTTTGTGCAATAGCGCCATCAGCGTATTTGCCGCCGGTATTTGTAAGACGAACAATTGCTACTTCAACCGCTTCTGCGCTGATGCGGCCTTTCTCTAGTGCCTTCTGGAACTCATCTCCAGACAGGCCATACATTTTGCGCAGTTCTGCCTGTAGCGCAATGCCACGCTCTTGGAACTGCAGCAGCTCTTCACCCTGCAGCCTGCCCTTGGCCTGTACTTGGCCATAAGCCGTTACCAGATTTTGCAATTCAGCGCCAGTGGCGCCGCTTACGTCGGCCAGCCTCTTGGTGGTCTCGACAACTTTATTAGTTTCAACGCCAAATGCTTGCAGCCGCTTTGCCGCATCAATTAACTCAGTGCTGGTAAACGGTGTGACCGCGCCAAGCTGCTGCAGTTCTTGGATGATCTGCTTAGCTTTTTGTGCGCTGCCGGTCAATACCTCCAGACTGCGGGTTTGACTTTCTAGTTCTGCAGTCTTAGCAAAAATAAACTTAACCGCCTGTATGCCAGCAAATGCAATCGCTAACTTGCCAACAGCAGCGCCAAGGCCATCAAATGCACGTTGCGTTGCGCCGGCTTGCGACTGAACGTCACGCAGCTTGGAAACGGCAGCGCGGCTGTCAACGTTAATAGCAACGTTTGCTACGACAGACACGGCCTACCGTCGGTATTGCTTCATTCTACGTGCTTGGTCTTCATTGAGCAGGTCAAAATAAGCTGACCATAAAAGCAGTTCCTCTATGGTCAGCTCTGACTTGAGTCGTGTCAAGGTGTAG